TTCCGGCTTTTTAGCGGATTTCTTTGGCGCGGTCTTGGGCTTTTCTTCTTCGCCTTCGTCCTCGTCTTCATCCTCAACACGAACCTTGGCTTTCTTCGGCTTGGCCTCGGCCTCATCCTCTGCCTCTTTCAGTGCTTTGGAGCGCTTCGGCGGGGTGCCAGCGATGTCACCTTCCACTTCGCTCTCGCTCATGGTTCCACCCGAAACGCCGGTGATGTTGCCGATCATTTCTTCTTCATCCTGAAGAACTTGCTCGATCTCCGCGAGTTGATCTTCGTCGATAAACCGGACAGCTTTGAACAGCAGGGACGGGTGAGCCACGTTGTAGTCGAAGCTAATCTTGGTCACGACATGCTCCGGAGCAACACCACGTTTGGCCAGTTGCGAACCGTAGGAACCGAGAACTTTCAGAGACGCGGCAGGGACACGCAGCAACATCGGGTCGTTGAGCTGACCCGCAGGAGCCACAGCCAGTCGCATGGAGTCGGCGCAAGCCTTACCCTTGGACCCATTATCCGTGATGCGAGAACCCCACTGGTTATGTGGGCACGTAGCGCACTTGTTGGACTGCGGGTCTTCGGCGTCTGCGGCTGGCTGGATGCCGTCGTTGGAGTAGCACTCGGGCTTGGCCGAACTGCCTTCCTCGTAGCCGTGGGCGTAGTACACCTTTGACTTGTTTGGGTTTGTTGCGAGGATAACGACTTCCAACGAACCGGCTGCTTCGTCTTCGTCGTTCGGCTTTGTGACCAGTGTGCGTTCATCTCCACGCACAACGTGGAAGACTTTGCCCTTGATCGAGATCAGCGGGAACCCACCGCTGCTGACTGCGGCGGCAAACGGGTTCTCAACTTTGTCTTTCTTGCGGAGGTGAGCTGGCAGCGAAGACGCCTTGATGGCGATCATATCATTCGACATTTCTATGTCCTTTATTTGCGGCGAAAGTTAACAACCTGAGTCTCTGCCCAATTTACACCGGGAGGCAGGTCGTCGTTAACAGCTTTGAACTGCTCTACAGCGGTCTTGTTGACGCGTCGCTCCAGCAATTCCCAAGCATCATTCTCTTGAATGTGACCCAAGAGACCGTCCCAGTCAGCCACAGTGGCCGAGGAACGAGTGGATTTGTAGGCGGTGCCTACACCACGGGCAGACACGTTGTCGATGCCACGTTCGTTAAACCGGCGCAGGAACTCAATCTCGATCTTGTCCTGCTTGTTACGGTCGTCTTCATCATCGGCTTGGTAAGCGGCCTTCCGTTCTGCACGGCGGTCTCGCAACGCGATGAAGAATTTTAAGAGGGTGACGTCATCGACGTCAGTTATTTTTGGCATTTTCTGGTTCCTTTCTTTTGGTCAACCACTGGTCAATCTCTTCTTCGTTCCACCGAAGAACGCGCTGCGACACCCGAATAGGCTTCGGAAAAGTCGCCTCACGCCGTCGCAGGTTGGGCAGCGAAGTCTTGGTGATCCCCAATTTGGAGGCCACTTCCTCTGGTTTAAGGAGGTTCATTTTTTACTCCATATGTGTTTATGTGTTAGCACGTTAGTGCACAGATGTGCTAACGTCAAGCGATCACAGCTGACCGTCCCGCTTTAACTTCATCCAACAGAGCGCCCTGCATCTTCTGCTTGTTTTGCAGTCGTTTGTAGATGCGCTGCTCCACGGGTGTGCCTTCGAGCATGATGATAAAGTTGTTCATCTTCTGGCCGGGGCGGTTGATACGCCCGTTGGCTTGTTCGAAGACTTCGTTTGACGTCACGCACGAGTACCAGACTATCGTGGACGCCGCCGTAAGTGTGAGGCCGTGGGACATGGCAGCCGGTTGGGCCACTAAAACCCTCGGGCTTTTGCTTTTCTGAAACGCGCCGAAGATGCGGTCGCGCTCGTCTTTCTTAACCCCACCGTGGATAATCTCGACGGTGAAATTCTTACTGAGTTCCTTGGCAACCATGTTGACCGAGGACACGAACGGTACAAACACGATAACCTTACCCTCAGCGGTACTGACGATGTTGCGCACCTCGTCGATGCGAGGGCTGGCCGGTATCGTGACTTCTGAGCCGTCGTTGGCGTACACCACACCACAGGCGATCTGCACCAGTTTGGCCATCTTAACAGCCTCGTTGACTGCCGTGATCTCGCCTTGGTCGGCTTCAGCCCTGAGCCGGGACACCATCTCTTTGTACGCTTTGTCCTGCTCCTTCGTCAGACCAACACTACGCGTCTCAAACATGAGCGGTGGCAGGTCCAAGCACTCGTCTCTGGTGAACCGCACGGCTGGCTGCATCACCTCGTTGACGACCTGCGTGGCTTCCTTCTTGGGCACCCACACGAACTGGGACATCTGCTTCATTACTTGGTGTTTGAAGCGGTTGAAGTACGGCGGCACCTTATCGGGAACAACCAAGCGGCACTGCGCCCATGCGTCTGTAGGAGCGTTGGGTGTCGGAGTACCCGTCATACCCCAGCACGCTCGGCGTATATCGTGCCGGTTAACCACGCGATTTATAGCCTTCCAGCGGTCGGTACTGGCGTTACGCGCGGCTTGTGCGATCTCGTCAATGATAACCAGATCAATGTCTGGTCGATCTTTCAGATGCGGCTCGATGATCTTCACACCATCATGGTTGATGATGTAGATGTCTACATCCTGTTTGAGCAGCTTGATCCGTTTGTCTTTAGAGCCGTGGAGAACAGCACACTCCAGATGTGGAAAGTGCTGGAAAACCTCATCAGCCCATGTGCGCTCCAGTGTGGATAGTGGTGAGATGATGAGGGCTTTGTTTACCCTACCGATTTTTTTGAGGTAGTCGTATGCCCAAAGAGACGCCAGCGACTTGCCTGTGCCAAGTTCTGACAGGTTGAACGCTCTCGGATACATCGACAGGAAAGCAGCGGCTTCTCGTTGTGCCACAAACGGTTTGTACCTACCCGGCCAATCATACAGGTGTCGGATCGGGGCAGGGGCTTCGTAACCCATCGCGCGGAGAACACGGGTCTCGTCAGGCTTGTGAGGCACAGCTACATATGGAGTGCCTTTGACTGTGAATGTCTTTGCTGTCGGGATCGTGTTCAGTATGCGGTCGGGGCTACGCGATTTCAGTATCAGAGCTTTTTTCTGGGGCCACACCAGCATCGCTAAACACTCCAAGTTTTTTACGGTCATCTGTGCCGCTACCGCGACACTCGAAGGCGATCAGGAACGCTATGCAGCACCCAGCGTGCCACAGGTGGGACATCCCAGTTTCCGGGTCTTTATCTTCGCCAGCCCACCACGCGTTCATGTGGCGCAATAGTGCAGCGTAGGGTCGGCCCCACGCCATCCCCTTTTCCCAGTTGCGCTCACCATATTTTCCCGCGCCGAAAGTAAGAACCATAGCCACAGCGTCCAGCATCTCTGGCGGTAGCAAGTCCATGCGGGGCTTGTCTTGGTCGTCTTTGCGACCTTCATCCTGCTGCGCATTATGTGGCCACACGTTAGCAGGTTTGCGCCAGTTTTCAGAGCTTATGCGGTTGATGAGTCGTTGTGCGTAAAACTCGCTGACATCGCAGTTCAGGGCTACGTCTTTCGCGTCGGCCTGCCGGTTGTTCAGCAGGTATCGCCACACTCGTTCTTCTTCGTTGGACATTCTACACCTCACCACTTAACTTTGTCGGCCCAGTACGCCGCGCTCATCTTGCCCTTCGAGATGTTCTTGCTGTGGCGTGCTTTGAAACTGTCTCGTTTCTTTTTCATAGCCTCGGACTCGCCAGCTTTTGGCTTCCCGGCAGTCGTGGCACCCTGTTCTCCGAACCGGATCGTCTTCACTTGGCTGCCTGCTTTGGCGACCACGATGTGGGATTTTGTCGGATGGTTCGGTGTGCGTCTAGGCTTGTTATAACCATCGACGCCAGCGCGAGCGAGTCGCGGGTCTTTTTCCTTGGACATTATGTCTTTCCTTTCGTGTACATGCCGGGGTGGTCTTTGCGCCAACCGCGATTGGTCTTCTGGCTGACGACCTTGGTGTTGGATTTTGCGGTGCTGCCGCCCTTATCCAGAGGCTTGACGTGGTGTACGTCTTTGCCGTCGCCCTTTTTTGCACGGCCATCAGCGATGGCTTCGCGCCTCGCCTTGTTGTTGGCCACGCGCTTGGCTTGGACGTCAGGGCGTCTGTTGTACTTCGCCTTAGTCGCCAACTCATTTTTGGAGGATTTCGACATATTCTTCTCCTTGCTCTATGAGGGAGAAGGCAGTCTTAACCTGCTCCACATCATCCACGACAAGTGCCAACCCGTTAGCACTATTGATCGCGTCTATCTCTCGGTCTTGGTTTGGAGTTGTGTTTTTGCGCTTACCCGGAGCTTTGGTTTCGATTGCGATAAAGCGACCTTCCCAACAGACAAGAATGTCCGGACACCCAACTCTACCCATACCGTTAGACACGGGCATATAGTACCACGCCCCGATGGACTTGAGGTATTCTTTTATGGCCTTTTTTACTTTGCCCTCTGGTGTCATTCCCACTGTTCAGGTTCTCCGTAGATTTCCACGTAATGCTCAAGCCGGTGTTTCAGCTCGTTTTCCAGAGGTGTAACACTCTCCTGTCTGGTCACGTGTTCGACCAATTCTTTGTCGCTCATTGACCGTATATCGTCGCTTTCGAAACGGCACATACATCCTCACTGTCCGCAAAATTCGCACAATTTCTGACCTACCGGGCACCAGTTACGGCACAGCCCGCTCGGACGCTTCGCCCACTTGTCTTCTGCATACGCGTTAGCAAGTCGATTTAGGCGAGGGTGAAACTCGCCCCAGATTTCTGTCAGCTGGTCACGCGTGAACACCTCTTTGTCGAACTCGCCGGACTTGAGCCAGATGAAACCGGTCACTACGCTGTCGACCCATGGGTACATGGCGAAGGCCAATGCCGCGAATAACTTTAGCTGGTCTGAGTCCGGCTTGCGTTTTCCGGTTTTCCAGTCGAGCAGGTACGCCCGCTCCGAACCAACCACGCCAATGTCGATAACACCGCGCACCCATACGTTTTTGGCCATCCACTTGGTGGGGCGCAAATTGCGATCCAGAGCCACACGTTCTTCAATGACGCGCTTGCCCTCATAGCTCATAATTTTATCGACATACCGAGCACACCGCTTGAGGTCTTTCGGTAACGGCTTGCTCTCTCTGGCGTACAGTTCCAAAGCCTTGTGGACTTTGTTTCCCCAGATCGTCGCTTCCGTTTGCGGTTCTGTTACCTTCTTCGTCACCCGCGTCAGGTTGAACCTGTGCGGGCAAGTCTCGAACGCTGTGAGCGCAGAGTAGCTCCATGCTTTATTTAGTTCCAAGGTGGTAGTTCCCCGTTGTGTATTTCTGTTTCTATCGCGTCCCAAAACTCAGCAAGCAGCTCAGTGCGCTCGTCGGTGCTAATCCTGTTGTTCTCTGACCGCTCTCTATACTTTGCCAGAAAATCTAGCCGCCTCTGCGCCCAGTCGTGCTCAAGTTTGGAGACCCACTGTAGTCGGGTGTGAAAGTCCGTGTCACCATAAAGTTCCTGAGCCTTGGCTATTGCTCTGTCTGCGCGTTCTCTGCGAACCTGTTGCACGTACCTGCCCATGATGGTTCGGTATAGCTGCTGCAAACTTACGAACGGCGCTGTCTTTCTTTCAAAACAGTCGCGGACGCCGACAACGTAGTGAACGAAACCCTCAAGGTCGTAGGCATAGTGCTCAATTAACGGTCGCAGGAAGGCGTAGTCTTTAGGTAGAACAAACCCCTTGGGGT